TTTTAATGCTCCTGTTGATTTAAGTTTTTGGAAGCCAATTGATACAGATTTTGATTTCAGTGGCGAAAAAGGTGAGATTAATATAGTATGTGCAGATATATGGAGATTAGACAAAGACCCTTATTACATTTTTCATGGTTTTAGGGAATTTGCTAAAAGATATCCAGAAGCTAAGTTGCATGTATATGGTTGTAGATTAGAGAGTGGTTGGAATTGTTTAATGGATGCCTTAAAGTGTGAAGGGCATACAGGAGAGTTAGCAGGTTTAGTTCCTCCTGATTATTTGTTAAATGTTTTTAATGCGGCTGATATTGTGATAACACCACATAAAATAGCAACAAGAACTGTTAGAGAACCTTTAGCTTGTGGTACTCAGTTGGTAGCCGGTTGTGGTAATCCATATACAAAATATACAGCAGATGTTGAAGACATATACAAGTATGCTGATGCAATTGAAGAAGCATATCTTGATTTGAAAAAAAATAAAGAAGCTTGTAATAAACATAATACAGAAGTAGCTAAAATTAATTTTGATTCTAACATTTTAGCTACTCAAATGCTTAATTTAATTGAAAGTGTGTATAATGAGTGAAGTTGATGTTGCTATCGCTATACTTAAAAGAGTTGAGTCTAATGTTAAGTCCATAAACGATACATTAAATGGTGCAGGGGCTGAAGTTGGGTTAAAAGGTCAGGTAGATACTAATAAGAAAAATATTGATAAAATACTTGAAACAATGGCCAAACGTAAAACTTTGCATACAGCTATTATTTTAGGTTGTCTCAGTATTATTATAACAGAGCTAGTGCATAAATTAGTAAACATATTTTAGGATTAACTTATGGCTACAGGTGATTTAATAGCTTTATCGGATGCGAAGGATTACTTAGGTGATGTTAAGTTTGATAATGATGAATTTATTAAGACTTTAATCACACAAGCCTCTCAGATGATTAAAGACGAACTGCAGACAGACGTATTAACCACAACCTACACAAATGAGATGCACAATGGTGATGGTAATTGTATAATATATTTAGATAGATATCCTGTACAGAAACTACTATCAGTTTCGATAGGCGAAGAAACAGCGGTCACTATATACCATGATATTTCACCACAGGCTTTTGTAAGTACAACTGATAATGCTTTAGAGCTTAGACAACTTACTAATGGTGAATGGATTGAAGAGACTTTAGTTTATTCTGATTATAGTGTTATGTCAGATATGTTTGCTGATATATCAGATTCTAATTGGTCTTACGAGTTGAATACAGACTTCACTATGTATAGACCAGACTCTCTTGTTAAAGAGAGTGGTAAAGAAGCTTCTTATTATCAGTGTGATCTTTATATACCTAGTACCCCTGAGCCAGAAATAAGGATACGTAATAAAGAACAAGCTTCATTGTATGATAGCTCTGGTTTCACAAAAGGTATAAGAAATGTATATGTATCATATGTAGGTGGTTGGGTCACAGTTCCCGAAGCTATTAGAGCGGCTACATGTGAACTGGTTAAATTCTTATATGAAATGCTTCAGCATGATTCAACATTAACAAAAGAAGAACCTTTTAAGAGGTTATTGATAGGTTAAATGCTTAAACACTTATTAAATTCGATATGCACCATTCAGGAGGTTGAAAAAACTTCCGATGCTTATGGTAGTTACTATGAAAGATGGACTGATAAGTACACTGATATTGCTTGTGCTTGGCAACCTCGTTCAAGGGTTACACGTAAATCAGGTGGTGAAGAAACTGTATATGGTAAAGAACAGACAACTATAACAGGTACAATGTACTTAAATGCTTTTGACTTTGATATAAATGAAGAAAATAGAGTAATCATTAAAAATCAGTATTATGATGTTATTTATGTAAGAGAAGAGTGTGGATTAGCTCATCACTACGCCATTGATTTAGAAGCCATTAAACCGGATATATAATGAAAATACGTAAATACCCACATGCTACTTTAATTTCTTATACTGATGTTGTTATAAACGGCCTATCAAAAACCGTGCCTAAAGCAATGAGAGATATGGCTAGGCATCTTAAAAATTCTATTAAGAAAGATATAACACGATTTAGGGCTATCCCACCTAATTTTAGGTCAAAACCTGGACAAGCACCTTTCAAGGAAACAGGTAAATTAGCTAAGGAGATGAGAAGTAAAGGGTTAAAAGGTAATATGCAGGTAGGGTATGCTGCTATGACCTACACAAATAATGAGTATGCAAGGGCTTTAGAATATGGAAGTAGACGTACAGGTTATTATTTAGCCCCAAGACCTCACTGGCGACCCGCTATACAACGTGAAAGACCTGCTTTTCAGATGATAGCTAACAAGATTATTAATAATATGAATTCCTCTATGGTATCATTATACAAGAGTTTTGGAGTAGATGATGTCACTTAAGTTAGTAAAAGCAATAATAGATCAAGCCAGAACTAACTCAGATTTAGTATTATCAGTACAGCAACCTGGTACTTCTGAGATTCGGTTTGGTGTATTCTTTAATGAGGCACCACCAGAAGCTAAAATGCCTTATATTACCTTTAGTATAGTGACACATACGCCTATTAATGATTTTTGTACTAATTTGAATGAAACATTTATTCAGATGGATATTTGGGACAAAAATAGAGACTTGAATAATATGGCGTTACTTGAAGGATATGTTAATGATACTTTTAATAGGGTAGAGTTACCCTTTACAGCTTCATCTGATTCAATAGGTTGTATTTTAGCAGGTGAAGTAGGGCCAATAAAAGAAGACGATTGTTGGCATAAAATAAATGAATATAGAATCCATTATAAATAGGAGATATTTATGGCTGAAATTATAGGTTATAACGGTGCGGTTTATTTTGGTGAGATACTTCCGGGTGTTTCAGATTGTGATTTCCACGCTAATGGGTGGTCATTAGATGTAGGTGTCAATCTTCATGATACCACAGATTTTTGCACCACAGGTTGGACAGAGCAGATTTCAGGTTTGAAAAACTGGTCTGGTTCTATTGAGCTACGTGTAGATGATACAAATAAAGTTGTACCTTCGGATATAGGTTCGACTGCTACTTTAAAACTCTACTACAATGACGATAACTACCTACAGGGTAAAGCTATTTTCAGTGGCTGGGGTGTTAATGTTTCAGTAGACGATCTGGAGTCACAGACAGTAGAATTTACTGGTACAAGTGATTTATTCAGTTATTAATTTTAGTTAAATAGGAGTTAGTTATGGGTAATCCTTTAATTGGATATGTTGGTGGATTTGAATTCCATTCTGACACCTACACTACAGTGACTGATGAGGTTGTAGGTAATACCTCGGATGCTTCTCTTAATTTAGCTCATTCTGATGTGGATGGTACAACAGCAACCATAAAAGTAAATGGCAGTAAAGTAGGCGCTCAGTATTATAATTTGAGACCCAATGGAAATCTCACATTAAATGATGGGGTTTCAGGTGATGTAACAGCTACATACAATTATTGTAATGTGGTTGTTGCGGCTGGTGCTTTTATGAGCTGGTCAGTTGATGCCTCTACTCAATTGTTTGATACTACCAACTTTGATACGGTAGGTTGGACTGAACAGATTTCTGGCTTAAACAGCTGGACTGGTTCGGCTGAACGTCATTGGCAGGATGATAAAGTAGCTAATCAAGAGGGTAGAAAAGCTTTAGTACGATTCTGGCTTAATGATAGTAACGATAGTGACTATTATGTAGGCTGGGCTATCATAAATGGTTTTAATGCTAATGTTAGTGTAGATGCACTTGTAGATGAAGGTTTAGAATTTACAGGTGTTGGAGCTTTATATAAAGGCTGGTAATATAGAAAGGAAAAGATATGAGTAACGATAGTTTAGAAGAAGCTAGTGGATTAGGTGTGACATTAAATATTCTTGATAGAGATGTAGAGATTAAACCCTTCACTCTTAAAGATTTTGCAATGCTTAGGAAACATCTTAAAGATCAGAAGGTAGCCGAAATTAGGTCTTACTCTGATGATCTGGGTGAAGAAGCAAAAACAAAACTGTTAATTGATATAATTAAAGCACCCATTACTGATGAAGAGCTTGGTGATAGTCTTCAGACTATGGATGGTTTGAGTTTTATATTAAAACGACAGATATCTGATGCTTTCCCCGAAAAGTCTGAAGAGGAAATATCTGAACTTATGTCTTCCAATTCTTTCATGACAGATTTGGTAGTAGCTGTGCAGGCCTTGAATCTTAATGAGGAAATTACCGCCCACCCTCCGATAGAGGGGGAGAGCGTATAAGGTGGGATTACGCTTTCTCTCTCTTAATGCACAGTAGATATGGTTATTCAATGACCAAAGAAGATATTCTCAATCTTACCGTTAAAGATTTTAAGGATAGGGTAGGGGATGCTTTTGAATTAGAGAGGCAATTCAAGGGGGAGGGTAAAGGACGTATAGTTAAAGAAGATTTTGAAAAGATAAAAGAGGCCGCAATAAAGAAAGGATTACCTATACCTAAGCGTCAAGCTTATATACGTAATTAAGGATATATATATTATGTCTATTGGTAGTACTTCAGGTAGTGTAGCAAACCTTTACGTTTTGTTCAAATCAAAAGGTTTGGCTCAAGTTATAACGGGAATGAAGGTTCTGGATAGGGCCGCTACGGCTACAATAAGAACTCTTAATATACTTGGTGGAACTGCTAAAACTGCTTTCTTTTTATCCGGTGCAGGTTTAACCTACGCCACAGTTGAAGCTATTAAATATGAAAGGGCTTTAGCTGAAATCAGTACTATGCTTGTGCATGATACTATGCCTTATATGAGGGAATACTCAAAGAGTCTTATAAATCTCGCATCTCAGTATGGACAGACAACTGACACATTATCTAGAGGTTTATATGACATTTTATCTGCATCAGTTAAAGCTAGTAAGGGTTTAGATGTATTAAAACAATCTGCTATATTTGCTGTAGGTGGTTTAACTAATGTTAAGACCTCGGCTGACGCAATCACTACCGTCTTAAACGCCTACCAATTATCAGCTTTAGAAACCGCAGACGTGACTGACTTAATGTTCCAAACTGTTAAACGTGGTAAGATTGTAGCTGAAGAATTAGCCCAAGACATAGGTAAACTGGCTGCTACTGCTGCAATAGCCGGTGTAAAGTTACAACATATGTTTGCTGCTATTGCTACAATGACTCGACAAGGTATTAAATCAGATCAAGCCATGACAGCAATGCTTGGATTATTACGTGCATTCCTTAAACCCTCTGATAAAGCAAAAGAAGCCGCTAAAAAATATGGTATCGAACTTTCTGTTACTGCATTAAAAGCAGATGGACTTATTGGTACTATTCAAAAATTAAGTAAAGTACAAGAGCAGGATTTAGGTATCATAGTAGGTCGTATTAGAGGTTTGAAAGCTTTATCAGCTTTGATAGGTGATTATACAGGTTTACAAAATGATGCTAATCTGATGACTTTTTCAGGCGGTAGGGCAATGGAAGCCTATCGTAAAAATTCTGAAACAACCAATGTTGAATTAAAAAGGATGTGGGAGACTGTTAAGAACTTATTCAAGGCTATTGGTGGTCAATTCCTTCCTGTCATTAAACAATTAGCAATTGCAGTTAGAAATGCTGGGATAGGTGCTGGAAACAATGCTAAAGAATGGGCTGACTGGCTCACGTCTATACTTAAAACATCCGCACGTATTGTAGCTGTTGTTGTTATATTAAAAACTCTTATGACAGTATTATCAACTATCGTTAAACTTTTACAGTTAATGAACTCTATTAACATAAGTTCAGGTTTATTGAATGCGTTTAATGGACTTAGTTGGTTAGCTAAAGGTGGGGTTGTTGGTGGGATTATAGCTGGGGCTGCCGCTATTGGAACGGCTATATGGGCTATAGTTAAGGCCTTTAAGGCTACAGAAGACCCTGTTCATAAAGCTATAAAAAATTTGAATAATTATGCTGAGGGTTAATGTTATTAGAAAAACAATCAGGATTAAGTAGTGAGCAATCTTTATCAAAACTAAGTTTAGGACAACAGCTTAGCTCTATATTAGGTTCAGATAAATTTACAAAATTCGAGAGCGCTTGGGCTAAAGCTATTACTAAAGCTACAGAAAAAGGTATAGAACAAGTAGATTCAGAAGCTATTTTACAAAAATCTGGATTAGACATTAGGGGTAAATTTCAAGAACCAGCTTTAATAAGATCGGAATTAGAAAAAGCTAAAAAAGAATTGGAAGTACTGGAAAGATCATATCTCGTATCTTCAAAGGAAAAAGCTAAACAATTCGTAAAATATGAAGAAGCAAAAAAAACTTATAAGACAGAAACCCCCTGGACTCGTGCTGCTACAAACTCATACGTAATTGTATTAAAACATAAAGACCAAATTATAAAGGCTACTGAAGAACTTTCCAAAAATAATAAAAAAATGAGAGAACTTCAAGAAAGAGTTAAAGCACTTAGTAAAGAATTATTGTTAAGTGAGCAAAAAATACAAGCTGCTAAGAAAACAGCAGATAAACAATCAGAACAAGCTGCTATAGCCAAATTTGCTCAATTCATGAGGAATCAAGCAAAGGAAGAGGCTTACCTTATTAAATATCTTGACTTTATTTATGGAGGTAAAAAAGACACTAAAAGTAAGGCCGAATTAGCTGGAATAGCTGCACGTAAAGCTAAAAAAGATGAAGCTATTGCACTAGGACTTGATCTAAAAGATAAAAAAGTACAAGATACAATAAAGCGAGCAGGAAAGGCTGCAGAGAAGGAAGTAAAAGACAAAGAGGCCGCCGCAAAAACCCGTGCTAAGGATGCTGAAATAGAGAAAGATAAAGCACGAAGAGATAAAGAAAGAATACGAATAAATAACGAGTTGAAGCAAAAATTAAATAATACTAAACAGGGTTTAGAATCATTCAAGTCTAGTTTAATAAGTTTACTTCCTTCACAACAGCAAAAAGAAATCAAAAAAGCAAACTTAAAAGAAGAATTAGCTAAGTTAGGTATACATGTATCTAGCAAACTGCTTAATAAATTAGTAGGTGGATTTGATGATGGTTCAGGACGTACATTTGATTTTGCAGGTATGAACACCGCTCTACAAAATAGTTTAATGAAGAAAGATACAATTGATGAAGAAATAAAAGCTGAAATAGAACGTACTAATACTAAATTAGATAAGATAAACAATTCTATTAACAGCTTAAATAATACGGCAATAGCAGGTTAATGAAAGGTCAATTAAATGAGTTTAAGCTTAACACATGTATGGAAAGGCAGTGGACAGGGCGATTTCAAATCTGACGATGATGATTTAAGTTCACAACAAGAGAGTGGAAAGCTTACTGAAGTTTTCTTATGCCCTTGGAGTCAAAGAGTAGAGGGTAAAAATGCCTTATTACGTTCATCTCATGTAAGTATTATGAGTACATATGGGGATGCGGCTAATGGTATTGAAGATTTCCAATGTAATAATGTTTCATTTGAAAAAGCTGGAATTGATCAAGGTCAACATGGTCCTCAAAAAGCTTATTTAACAGCCACATTTGAAAAGACTAAAAATGAACCAGGTGATGGTAAAAGTGGTAAAAGTAATGGGAGAGACTTCAACAATTGGGTGCTTTCTATTAACCTCGGTGGTGATGTTAAAACACTGGCTTATAACAAATGGTATTGGCTCAAAGAAGATAAGAAGATTAAAATATTAAGAGAAGATTTAGCTGGTTTAGGTAAGATATTTCCAACAGGTACTGTTTCCTATTCTGGGATAGTACGTAACATTGTAGGTCCACCACCTGTAGTCAACGTATTAGGTAAAATTAATTCAACAGATTTTTTGGGTTTTGAAGCTGAACAACTATTGTTTTTAGGTGCCACCTTAAATGAGGTTGGTAATGAAAGAAATGAAGTTGTTGATGGTGAAACGAGAAAAGTGTTGGACTATGAATGTTCACTAAACTTCTCTTGGAAACCTACGGGATGGAACAATGTATATATCCCTGAGATAAATGATTTCAAACGTATATATGTTGACATTCCACCTGAAAAAGTTGGAGACCCACCAGTAGTGAGAGAACTATATGTCAAAGATAATTTTGAGGACCTCAATGCCAACTTTTGGGTTAATATTGATCAAATAACAGTAGAAGATTAGGAAGAGATATAAACAGTGACTGATACAAGAGCAGGATTACCTTTACCTATAAAAGCTGGGGATATTATTAGAGCTAATTGGCTTAATGCTACTCGTTTCCATGCGGCTAAAGGTTTAAATACAGGCGGTGATCCCTTTTTCACTAGCCAGCATGGTGATATTTCTTCTATTAATTTACCTAGTCTATATAATCTTAGATGGGGTGTTGTTGTCTCAGATTTTTCAATGCAGTATAAAAACTCTTATTCTGATTTTGGTTCTGATTACTTCAAAGTAAAACCTATTGATGCTAGAGGTGAAGTCATTAATGAAGACTATGAAGTTAAAGTCTATTTCAATCAGATGATGCGTTCACACGATTCAGATTTAAGTACAGGCGAACAAAGATGGCGTTATAATTCAAGAGCCTTAAATCAATTAGCTGATATGGATAAAGTATGCTTCATGCCTTTTGAAAATGAGGAAGCTATTACTTATGGTGTATTGATGTTCCCTGAAAAAAGATGGAGCATTCAGTCTGATATTGACCCAAGTGCTTATACTACAAGTGATTTTAATCCATACTTTGATATGACATTAGATTCAGAGCAACTCTTTTCTAAATCAGATTTACAGATATACACAAAAGGTTATGTGATGATGGATGAAACAGATGATAATCTGTTA